TTCGTTTCTAATTGGCAGTATAGCCGTTATAATTTGATTCATGGTTTACCAATGGATGATAAGTCTATTGTTCTAGATCATGGTATTACTCCTGCTCCTGCTTCTTGTTTAGAAAAGCCAGATGATGGTAAGATTCATTTGGTATATACCTCAACGCCACAACGTGGATTGGCTATTCTTGTTCCAGTGTTCGAACATTTGGCTGAAACAAATCCAGATATTCATCTACACGTTTACTCTTCTTTTAAAATCTATGGATGGGAAGAAGCAGATAAACAGTTTGAAGAATTATACGAAACAATTCGTAATCATCCTCAGATGACTTATCATGGTTTCACTCCAAACGAACAACTAAGAGAAGAACTCAATAAGTATCATATTTTTGCTTATCCTTCTATTTGGACAGAGACTTCTTGTATTGCTATGCTAGAGGCTATGTCTGCAGGATTGGTTTGTGTTCATTCGAATCTCGGAGCTCTACCAGAAACTTCGGGTGGTTTAAATGTAATGTATAATGTTAATATGGAAGATGTTCAGAAACACGCTGGTGTATTCGCTGGTAATCTACAAGCAGCTATTCGTCTCGTTCGTGACAAAAAGCAAGACAACATGATCGCCTTTAATAAAGTTTATGTAGATAACAAGAACAATGTAGAATTTATCAAGAACAAATGGGAAGTAATGTTAAACGATCTCAAAGCTGAATATCCCGACGAAGAGTCTCGTAAATTTCCCAAAGAAATGTTTGTCTACAAGGTATAAATACTATTGACTTCTTATAAAATATAAGGTATTATATGTCTAATAATTCGAATAATGTCGTGAGTTTCCCCAAGGGTAAGAACGCTAACAAAGATATTACTCTCGAGGATATCCAACATAATATGGAAATGATGAGACATTATCATATCCAAGAAACTATCCAAAATCTGGTTCCAATGATTTTCAATCAATTAGACATTGCTGGTTTCGGTCTCATCGAAGATGATGTAGATGTCGATGTTAAGGATGGCGCACTCATAGTGGAAGCTTTGCGTTCTTTGATGCTAAAGCACTATGATATGCACCATCCTTTTCAGCAGGTGTCCGAAACTATCTTCGTTCCTCATCCCAAGGAAGAAGGTGCATTTAAGATTGCTGATAAGTTGGAACTAGATCTAAAACCTCTGGATGAACCTGAAGAAACTGAATAGGTGATTTGTGATTATTGTTGACTTGAATCAGGTTATGTTGTCTAATCTGTTGATGCAGCTTGGCAATCATACTAATGCTCAACTAGAAGAAAATATGGTTCGCCATATGATTCTTAATTCTATTCGTTCTTATCGTCAGAAGTTCTCTGATGAATATGGCGAAATGATTATTGCTTGCGATAATACAAACTACTGGCGCAAGCAGATCTTTCCTTATTACAAGGCCAATCGTAAAAAGAATATCGAGAAGTCAGAACTCGACTGGAAGGCTCTGTTCGAATGTCTTAATAAGATTCGTGCAGAACTCAAGGAGTATTTTCCTTATCGAGTTATTGATGTTGAGTCTGCAGAGGCTGATGATATTATTTCCACACTTGTCTCTAAATTCGGCTCAGAACTAAATACTGGTGAGAAAATTCTTATTCTGTCTGGCGATAAAGATTTTATTCAGTTGCACGTTTACCCTAACGTAAAACAATACGATCCTACTCGTAAGAAATGGGTAACGCACGATGATCCTGAACGATTTCTACATGAACATATTCTTAAGGGGGATGCAGGGGATGGGATTCCTAACGTGTTGTCTCCTGATAATTGCTTTGTTGTCGGCGATCGGCAAAGACCGCTAACAGCGAAGAAGATGGAAAAGATTATGGGCACTGATCTAGAAGAAATGGATACAATCACTGCCCGTAACTATTCTCGTAACGCACGATTGATTGATCTTAGCTTTACTCCTGACTCTATTCGTGAGAAAGTTATGGAGCAATATGAAGCTCAGGCAAATCGTGATCGTAGCAAACTACTAAATTACTTTATAGCAAACAAACTCAAAAACCTTACTGAACATTTGAGTGAATTTTAGGAGATAATAATGGCTGTCCTTGGAATGTATGAATTTTTACACAAGGTTTCTAAATTAAAAAAGACGCAAGAAAAGGTTGATAATATAAAAGCTAATGACACTATGGCTCTACGTATTGTGCTACAAGCAGTCTTTGACCCTAATGTCAAGTTCCTTCTCCCAGAAGGAGTACCGCCATATAAGCCAAATGATATTGTAGATCAGCAGCATGTATTCCACAGAGAAGCTGATAAGATTAGATATTTCGTCGAAGGTTTCCATCCAACTCTCAATCAATCAAAGCGTGAAATGATGTTTGTTGAGTTTCTTGAGAGACTAGATCCCGACGATGCAAAGCTTGTCCTAGCTATGAAGGATAAGAAGATGCCATTTCCTGGCATTACCATTCAACACGTAAAAGAAGCACTACCAGGGTTAATCGCAGAATGAGCAAGTCAGCGTTAAAGAAGTTCAAGAAGAACGATTATTCAGATCACGAAGAGTATCATGACGATCCACGTGATCGTGTAAACAAGCGCAAAGAGAAGCGTGTAGAACGTGCTCTTCGCACTAAGGATATCTCTGCTTTGGTTGAAGACGATGAAGACTTTGATATTGGAGATATCTGTTCAGGCACAACTCGTGGTCATGCATGGGAAGATGATTGATGCCTATTTACAAGCTACGCAATAATCAGACTGGTGAAGAGTGGGAAGAGCTTATGTCTATCTCTGAGATGGAAGAGAAGATTGCTGCGCATCCTCATGTCGAACTTCTTATTAACGGTGCGCCCATGGTCACAGGAACCATGGGCAAGAATACTCCAATGAAGACTAAGTATAAGGATGCTACTTCAGTCAAGCGCCCATTCTTAGATTCTACAGGAAAATAAAATGGACCCTTTGCAATTTTGTTATTGGCTACAAGGATTTAACGAACTTAACACATCAGGAAAACCTCCTGGCGAGTTACAGTGGAAGATCATCCAAGACCACTTATCAACAGTCTTTAATAAAGTTACTCCAACCTATCCAGGTGGCGTATATCCTGAAGTTTTTCCTATGCCTTCTAGTCCACCATGGACAATTACATGCGAAACTAATGCTAACACACAAACAATGGCTATTTGCTAATGCCCACATATAAGTTTTTAAATAATGATACTGGCGAAGAGTATGAAAACTTCATGTCGATATCGGAACTTGATGCATACTTGCAAGAAAATCCGCATATCACTCAACTCGTAAATGGCGCTCCTATGATCGCTTCTGGCAGAGGAATGGGGAAACCTGAAGATGGTTTCCGTGATCTGCTCAAAGATATTAAGAAGAGAAATCAAAAAGGTATAACCAGGAGTACCATCAACACATTCTAAGGGGTAAAATGGAAGAAGAAACAACAACACGTCGATTAACTCGTAAAGAAAAAAGACTTCTTCGCCAACAAGGAAAACAACCGAAAGAAAATTATCAAGAAAAATTAAATTTTAATTTAAAACATTTTCATCCTCTTACACAGAATCAGAAGTTAGCATTTGATTCATTTGATGATGATAAAAATTTAATGCTCCATGGTATTGCCGGAACAGGCAAATCTTTTATGGCATTATATCTTTCTTTAAAACAGATCCTCAGCGATCCTGAATGTATTTACAAGAAAGTTGTTATTGTAAGATCGGTTGTTCCTACCAGAGATATGGGATTCCTTCCTGGTAGTGACAGAGAAAAAACTAAAGTATATGAAGCGCCTTACTACGCCATTTGCACAGAATTATTTGGTCGTGGTGATGCGTATGAATACCTAAAAAGAAGAAATGTTATTGAGTTTATCTCTACCTCTTTTATTAGAGGTATTACGCTTAACGATTGTATCGTTGTTGTTGATGAAATGCAGAATGCTACTCTTCACGAGCTAGATTCTGTTATTACTCGTATTGGTCATAATTGTAAAGTTGTATTCTGTGGAGACTTTAGACAGTCTGACTTCACAAGAGAGCACGAGAAGAACGGGTTGACTGATTTCATGCGTGTCGTAAAGAACATGAGATCTTTTGATTTGATTGAATTTAATGCAGAGGATATCGTAAGATCTGCTCTTGTTAAAGAATATATAATACTGAAGGATAAAATGAGAATTGTCACGTAAATTATTTAAACACAATCTAGTTCCAGAAGTGGAAATAGATACGAAGAACATTGATGGCAAAAGATATTATGTGTTACCGAGTGGAGAGAAATTTCGCTCGGTAACAACCGTATTAGATGGAGCACTAGACAAAACAGCATTAATGGAGTGGAAGAAACGTGTCGGAGAAGAAGAGGCTCAGAAGATTTCTACACAGGCTGCTCGTCGTGGAACCGCCGTACACTCAATCGCCGAGCGTTATGTCCTCAATGAAGAGGACCATCTTCGGGGTGCTATGCCTTCTGGAATTGATGCTTTTAAAGGTATTCAAACGCTCTTAGACAAATACGTAGATAATATCCTAGGTATCGAACTCCCTCTCTATTCTACTGTTTTAAAAACAGCAGGTAGATGCGACTTGATCGCAGAGTTTGATGGCGTCCCTTCTATAGTTGATTTTAAAACAAGCCGTAAACTTAAAAAAGAAGAGTGGATCACCAGTTATTTTTTACAGACAGCTTGTTACGCTATGATGTTTTCTTGGATGTATAAAATAACAATTCCTCAAATAGTTGTGATGATAGCAGTAGACCATGAAAGCCCACAGCTTTTTGTTAAAGATACAAAGGATTATGTAGAAGAAGTTCTAAGAATTTTCAGAACTTAATTTTTGTTCTCTTTTTAATCTACAAGTTTCTTTTATCTTAGCTTTACGTTCTTCCGTACAAGGTCTTCCTTTTAAAGCTATAGAAACTTTTTCTCCAACTTCTTTAGGTCTCTTTCTTCCTGAAAGAGTTTTAGATATCTTTTCTTTAACTGCTTCTTTTCTAGGAACGCCTTTTCTTTTTTTATTTGCGGCAATTATGTTTTAGAAACTTTTTTGTTTGCCATTTTTTATTCCATCAGAAATATTTTTTCTGTGTTGTTTTGTTTTTATTTTGCCTTTATTTGATTCAGAAATTAGTTTCTTGGTTTCTTCTGTGTGAGGAATACCGCTATTCCATCCAGAAGATATTTGAATAGTTTGCCAAGGTTCTAATGGAGGTATTTCATATTCTAATGGCGGAAGACCTAGTGCCTTCCCTATAGGGTCATAAATATCCATGCTGGACCTCCGTGTAAGGTTTAGAGTAGGTAGGGATTGCCTTCCCGTGACCTACACTTATTTATACAACAAAAGTCTTCATAAAACAACCAGAATAATAATTCCTAGTATAACTAAAGTCCAGAATAAATCGGAGAGGCTACCTTTAGCCTTTCTTCCTCTTTTTCTACTAAACCCACCTGTAGTTTTACTCGTTACATACCATGAATTCGGCCCAACCTTCATAGATTGGGTCGTTCTGGATCTTCCAGTTTTTTGATTGGTCGAATAGGTAGTTCTCATATTACCTTTAAGACCAAAAGATGTAGAAGTAGTTACGCCTCTTTTACCACCCCATGAGGTAGTAGTTCTAACAGGCCCAACCTTCCTTGTGATTCTAGTTCTTACATTTCCCATACACCTATTTAGGCGTTAGCACCACAAGGTTCCGTAAGAGTCCTCTTCATCTAGAGAGAATACAGTTTTCTTGATGCCGAAATGTTCGATGGCTTTCTGACATCCCGGACAAGGTTCCGCCCTACCACTTACCCAGTTCATGTCTCCTTTGTGCTTGCGCTTTACACGATAGACATATAGAGTGGCATTCTTAAGATCTTCTTCGTCGACAATCTTCAATGCTTTGATAATGCAATCTACCTCTGCATGTTTAAAGATCGCATCGTTATTCTTTGCGAATCTTTTCTGCAGAGGGTGAGATTTGTCGGAGTTTAGTCCAACTGAAATAATCTCGTTACGGATAACGAGACAAGCAGCGAGTTTCATTTTCATGTTGTTGGAAGTGGCGAGTCTACGGACAAAGTCCATATATTTCTTGTCGCGAGTCATAATATAATCCTCGGGAGTTACTACCTTCTCCCAGTCACTATTTCGTTGAGACAGGTTTAGTGGATAAGACGGCATATCAGAGGACGTTCCAGGTTGCCTCTACCTATGTCTGTATAAAGCGATATGCCTACCTTATACAGTGAACGGAAAGTATCCATCTCTTTCCGTCGGATTTTGGAGCGGGCGACCAGATTCGAACTGGCGACCAACAGTTTGGAAGACTGTGACTCTACCCCTGAGTTACACCCGCATTAACCAAATGTATATAGGTCTTGTAATACAAAACCAGCGACAATCATCAATAAAAAGAAACAAACGATCTTGATAATTGCCGAAATTTTATGTTGTTCTTCAGTCATAATACATCCTTTTTGGCTCGGGATCATGGACTCGAACCACGAATGTCGGAGTCAGAATCCGAAGTTTTACCAATTAAACTAATCCCGAATGGTGCTGGCAGCAGGAGTCGAACCCACGACCTTCTCATTACAAGTGAGTTGCTCTACCGTCTGAGCTATGCCAGCATTAGTAAGCAGGAACCATACAACTCTGAACCAGATCTGCTCCACCGAATAGCTGGCCAAACAAATCATAAGGATCAACATACATTGCACAGTTTCCAGAAGTTGCCACAGGAACATTAGTTGGATATCCCGGAGGCGAATAGATGTTAGAAGCTTCTGGTGTTGGTACTGAATTATAAACAGGAACCAACGGTGCAGGTTGAACAGGAACTACTACTGGAACCATAACTGTAGAGCTAATAGGACCAGGACCAGCAGGAACATACTCAACTGCAACAGGAACCTGAACAGTCTTTACAACTTTCTTTACTGGCTGCTGGTATGTAATCTTACAGTTATTACATACACTAATATTATCCTGCGCATAAGCAGGAACAGCCAATACAATCCCTAGAGCAACTAGAAACTTTCTCATTGTTACCACCCGTAGTAATAACCATTCCCAGGATAATAGTAATATGGCGAATTAGCGTATGGATAACGAGGACCATAGTAATATGGATAAGGATTATATCCATAACCCTGCGAAGCAATTGCGCCGCCGATTACTCCTCCGAGAATAGCAGCACCAGCCATGGCACCATAAGCTGCGCCATAACCACCGTAACCATATCCACCGTAGTATCCACCACGATACCAAGCATTAGCCGGAGTCGTAATAACGCTACCGAGGATAACTAAAGCAGCAACAATCTTCTTCATAGCTTTTCTCCATAAAGCGAACTGACCGTGGGTCCGCACGAGTCTATTTAGCGACCAACCTATAATGGCTCCCGAGGAAGGGCTCGAACCTCCGACAAAGTCGTTAACAGCGACCTACTCTACCAACTGAGTTACACGGGAATAATTCTTATATTCTTAGTATACCTTATTTAGTCAGAAAGTCAAATTCTTTTTTGACTGAGAGAGAATTAACTGAAGGGACATTTCGATTCTCTTTTTTGATTTCTCTTATCAAGCTGGACGAATTTTCTCCACCCATAAAAACTTGTTTGAGAATGGAAAGACATTTTCTTCCACTCGTATTCCGAAACCAAATGTTGTCTAATCTTTACCTTCTTTTCTGACAAAGGCACCATAATAGCCAAAGGAAGACCAATCGGAATGATAAATTCTGATGTGTAATTCGGAATCATCATATTTATGTGAGTCGAAGAGTTTAACTTATAATCAACGACTCCAGGAAGAACTCTAAAATAGAAATCTTCTAAATTCCATTCAGCGCCAAGAAAAACAAACTTAACACCTGTCTTTTCTTTAAAAAACCATGGGCTAGTTAATTTCAAATGAAAATAATTTTTAAACCCTTCACCATATAATTGCTTATCATGAATATCACAACCAGTGTCAAACGAAGCCCAAGTATCCATTCTGTTGTTAGCAATTTTAATAATTCTATCAGACCAGTTTTCTAGAACAATTCCTCGTTTATAAAGTTCAAGGAAACCAGAACATGTCTTCATATTTGCATTATTAAATGCTCTGTTGTTTACAATCCTATAGGGATTTCCCTCTGGCTTCCTAAGATTGTCCCACCATTCTGGTGTCGCTTTATAAGCATGAACAATAGGAGTTACCTCAAAAATCATACGATGCGCTGTGAAACAATCTATTGTTATCTCTGGACTTCTTTTGAAGAATGAAAACATAATATATTCTTTCTTTTGGTACTGGCACCAGGTATCGATCCTAGTCTACAAGATCCACAATCTCGTGTGCTACCTTTACACTATGCCAGCATATGGATCGGGGTCAGGGACTCGAACCCCGACATGCAGATTCAAAGTCTGCGGTTCTACCATTAAACTAACCCCGAACAATTTTGGTGCGTAGGGATGGATTCGAACCACCAATGTTACCGCAAAGGGAACGGATTTACAGTCCGTCGCAACACCACCGTCGTTGCCGCCTACGCATGTTTGGAGTCCCAGGAAGGATTCAAACCCTCAACCTTCGGTTCCGTAGACCGATGCTCTATTCAGTTGAGCTACTGAGACATGGTGCCCTTGGTCAGATTCGAACTGACACTTTGTTGATTTTGAGTCAACTGCCTCTGCCGATTGGGCTACAAGGGCTTTTCTTGAACAATAATCAAAACTGGATAGCATGTTCTTTTAACAAGATAAATGCCAGGTTTCCAGTTAATAGGATTGTTGTTTTTTATTCTTACTGGTATTTCGCAATAAAAATCAACTCGTTTTGTGGATCCTATAATACCACCTACATGTTTCATGGTGCTTCCCCCTAGAATTAAACTAGATCCTCTCGTTCTTCAGACGAGCGTGCGCATCAGCTACACCAGAGAAGCATTATATGGTAGGCCAGGTAGGATTCGAACCTACTCGTTGTCTTTCATCCGGATTCATGGACAACAGCGTCTCGCCACGTCTTCCTATTCCGTCACTGACCTATATTGGTGCCCCTGGTAAGATTCGAACTTACAACCTCCTGATTCTAAGTCAGGCATCTCTTCCAGTTGGACTACAGAGGCATATTGGTACGGGATGACAGGGTTGAACTGCCGACCTTCGCCGTGTAAAAGCGTTGCTCTACCACTGAGCTAATCCCGCATATTATCTATCACCTAAATTCAAAAGGAATGCTAAGATTCCTATTGATATCCATAACACAACGAGTAACTTTAACATACTCTGTCCTAATTGGTCGGGGTAGCAGGATTCGAACCTGCGACCTACTGGTTCCAAACCAGCCACGCTAACCAGACTGCGCTACACCCCGAATATATTGGATGCGAAGCGTTGGAATTGCACCAACTTCTACTGGTTTATGAGACCAGCGAGATACTATACCTCCCGCCCGCAAAACTCTTGGTGCTGATAGTTGGAATCAAACCAACCTGAAACGCCTTATGAGAGCGCCTCGACATCTTGCCGACCTATCAGCGAAATGGCATGGGAGGTAGGATTTGAACCCACGATCATGGTTTTGGAGACCACTGCTTTAGACCAGACTAAGCTACACCCATATTGGCGGAGGATGAAGGAATCGAACCATCAACTTTTCAGTGGCGCTGTTTTCAAGACAGTGTGTCGCCCAGCGACGCCATCCTCCAATTTTGGTGGACCAGAGAAGAATCGAACTCCCGACCCTCTGAATGCAAATCAGATGCTCTCCCAACTGAGCTACTGGCCCAAAATGATAATACGCCAACACACTAACATAATGATCGG